CCAAGGCCACCAGAGATTGCTGATGGGATTGCAGCAAATGCTTTACCCTGTGCAATCTCACCACCAGCTTGTGCTGCACCTTGTTCTCCGAGAAGTTTTGACACATTGACTCCAGTTTGAAGTCCAGCAGTTCCAACACCGGCAGCCGATTGCTGACCCAATGCTGTCATGCCACCGAGTCGACCATATTGTTGGTCAATCAGGCTGGAGAGCAATGCAGGACGGAACTGGGCGAGTGCGCCTTGAATGTTGCCACCACGCAGGCCACCAGTGGCCGATGCACGCTGGAGCAATGCTTCCTCGCCTTGCTGCGTCAATGCTTTGAATGTTTCTCCACCTTGGATGCGCTCGATAGCCGCACGTTCTGCCTCTGGCCCTTTAAGGCCAAGGAATGCTTGCTGTGCTTCGAGTGCGCCTGGGCCTGCCTCTGTATAAGGTTTGAGCAATTCTTGAACTTTATTGAATTGCCTGCGCTGTTCTTCAATGCCTGCTTGCGCAGAACCTGCTTGAATTGCAGCTGCATCTCCAGCAGCATCTGCTTGGGCCATGCCAGAGATAAGTGTGGCACCACCAACGGCAATGCCTGCCAGTGCTGCTCCTGATAATCCAAATGTCATTTTGATTCCTCCAATTGCGCTGTCTGTGCAGTTTCAAGAGCTATTGCTGGCGCTGGAATAGTGAACATATCCCACAGCGCTTGTGGGTTTTGCTCGTTGCTTGGGTTTGCGTGAAATGTTGTGACTTCGACTTCAGTCAAAGCAATGCCAGCACGTTTGGTGCCGATCTTTGAGACGCTCATATCTCCTGCTTTAAGGGTGCGTGGGCCATTGTCTGTGCTGACAATCAATTCGCCCTTGCGCACCAAGAAAAACGATTCTTCTTTGTGGATTGCACCAGTCAAAACGGTGCCAGCAGGGATGTGCATTGTTCGAGCGTACAGGCCGTTGCAAAAGTCGTGATCGACAGGCATGTCCACCTGAGGCAGCTTGAGCAGCTCGGCCTCTAGGCGATAGATTGGCAGGTGCTCGGCTGGCACGCCAGCTTTGACTTCCTGAACCGCAACATGACTCATCGAAAACTCCTGTGCAGGGGCTTGTGAGCTACTGGCGGCTCGAACGGCTCAGTGCTGACTATTTTCCCACATTTTGGCATTTGGTCAATCTTCCATTTCAAATTCACGTTCTTCCCATGCCTGGCAGACGCGCAGGTCGTGGCAAATAAACTCGAATTTGGTGCAGTAACCACGGAAACCGGCATCGGTATCCCAGTCATTGCGTGGGATGCGCTCCATCTTGGCCTGTGTCATTGTGCTGTTGTCGTAGTACTCGCAGTTTGAGCAGCGACGACGACGAGCCTCTTTTTCGTCCACTTGCATGGCCTTGCCCACAGCGATCCAGTAGGTCTTGTTGGCCGTTGGCTCGTTGCTTGGATTCTCAGGGCCGAGCATCCAGTCGTCGATGGCGATCTGAGTGTTCTTCTTGTTTTCGGCTGTGCTGATGAATTCTTCCTCCATCGGCAAGCCCATAAAGCCCTTTGGCATCATCATGAATTTGTCCATGCTGTTCTCCTTGATTAAGTGATTTCGCGGCCAGATGCGCGGATTGTCAGTGATGTGGCTGCACTGGCAATTGTGCTTATAAAGCTGCCAGACTCAAGCGCTTGGCCAACCAGCTCTGGGAATGTATATGTCTCATCGGGTGCAATGCTGCGGGTGTCCACGATCAAATTGGATGCACTTGCGCTGCCGCCACTTGTCACCAAGTTGACGCTGATAGTCACATTGCCTGCCGTGGTATTGGTGGCTGTGAACTTGTCAATGATCGCCTTGCAGTTGACTGCGGTGTACTGTGTAGTCTGCGTTGCTTCTGCTTGTTTTGGTGGGATCAGCACCTTGATGGATACGGTCATTGTCAATTCCTTTCTTGGCTTAACAGTTCTGCCTTGTAAGTTTCAATTATTGCTGGTGTGTGAGCGGATTCGCAAATCTTTTTCACCAAATCCGTTTCGTTGGTGTAATCATCACCAGGTCGAACCATGTGCCGATGATAAGTTTTTGAAAGTTCCACACCATCTTCTTCAATGATGGTTGTCGTGCGAACATGGACGATGTTGCAAGTTCCAACAACTTCAATTTTGTCCACAAATGATTTTTTACTAAGTGCCATTTTTTGCCTTTCCTGTTTGGGAATCCACCCAAATTAAGCCCTACGATAAACAAACGCCCAATCAATTCGGTCGTTTGTTGTGAATGTAAATGGACTTGAGTTGTATGCCTCTTGGCCCGTCAAACTGTTTTGAATTTTTACAACAAGATCGCCAGATGTGTAAACCTGACCAATTGCGGCACAAAGGTATGTTCCTGTTCCAGCATCAGTCAAAGCCGCTGACCCACCAATCATAGAACCATTGCCACCATCAGCAACAAATGGAACAGATGGTCGTATATAAGTTGAAACAGTTGTCGTTGAACCAAAAATCAGGCTTCCAGAACAAAAAACCATATTTCCACATAACACATATCGACCATAAACCGTACCATTTCCAACAACAACACTAAAAATTATTGGCGTGTATGTGCCTTCCTCGTAATCGTCCAAAGTGTTTGGATCGGTTGACGCAGATTGTGTGGCTGGGAATGAAATTCCAGCGCCCGATGCCGAAGCCGTTGCACCACCAACACCAATCGTGCTGGCAAATGTTGGTCGCGTGGCAAACACAAGCGAACCACTTCCAGTCTCGTCTGTCATGGCCGCAGCGAGGTTGGCAGACGATGGCGTTGCCGCCCATGTGCCCACTGCTGCCACAGAAAAGTTGATCGTTCCACTGCTGGTGATCGTGCCACCTGTCAGGCCTGTGCCTGTGGCCACACTTGTGACTGTGCCTTGAGGATTGGCCGCAGTCGTGATACTTGTGACGCGCCCATAGGTGTCAATGGTTACTACTGGGATCAGTGTTGACGATCCAGTTGTGCCAGCTGTTGCAACACCACTTGCCAAGTCAATGACTGGTGTTGTGCCGCCAGTTGATGTAATGCGACCAGCTGTACCACTGACTGATGTAACCGTACCGCCAGAGCCGGTTGCGCTCAAAGTGCCGCCTGCAAAGCTAACACCAGAGCCAATCGTGACGTTGCTAAAACCACCAGAACCGTTGCCATACAGGATAGATGTGCCACTGGTAGCTGGCGCATAGTCTGTGCCCGATGTGGCAGCAGAAATTGCCGTTCCGTTGCCTTTGAGCAGACCAGTGATTGTGGTTGACAGCGTCAGCGCAGGCGTTGTCCCACCGCTTGATGTACCGGCAAGGCCATTGGCCGACACGACAGAGACAGCTGTGACATAAGTTCCTGCTACTTGAGCGCCAATGGTGTTGTAGGAGATTGTTCGAGCTACAGAGCCGTCAAAAGTCGTCCCAGATGCAGCGCCTGCGCCACCATTATTGAATGTGACAGCGTTGGCAACGCTACCAACACCAGTAACAGAAGCTGGTGTGACATTTTTCCAGTATTGCAATGCGCTGTCGTACTGGATTAAATTGTTGTTAGCCAGCGTGCCAAATTGCACATTTGAATCTGTACCACCTAGCTTAGAGCCTGGTCGCAGTAGCACTTGGAAAGAACCTGATCCACCTGATCCCGCATTAATTACAAGACCAACTTGTATCTTAATATTAGGCGCAACAGGCTCAACCTTAGTAGGATTGCCTGTCACTGGGTTGTACCAGATCACATCGTCGTCAGCCCATGTTTCTCCATAAGCTGCGCCATTGGTTGTGATTCCACGAACCACACCAAAAGAAGTGATGCGCCCAAAACCATTGTTTGGAATGTCCTCAGTAGCAACACCTATGATTGCGTTTACATCTGTAATTCCTGCAATTGTTGGTGCAAACTGAATAACGCTACTAGCGCCTACAGTGCCAGTGTGATAAACAATTTTCAATGGGCTGTCGGTAATGGCAGCAGAGGCTTTTCCATAAATGAATTGTTCTTCACCTACTTGCTGAGTAATGTTTCCATTACCCATGCCTAAGTTCCACGAACCAGTAGAACCGTCATACCACATCTTACCTGCGGCAAGAGTTACAGCAGAACCATTACTAAACTGTTGAGACAAAATTCCGCTAGCATTTCCAGTATCATCAATAGTAGTAACAGAATTTTGTATCAGCTTTCCTGTTGTTCCGTCATATCGCGCAATTGCGTTGTCTGTTGCACTGGCTGGGCCAACCACATCACCAGTACCATATGGCAATGCAGGAATGTCAGCCACTACCAAAGACCTAAACGTAGGAGCCGCTGCCGCTCCAGTTGTAGGGCCAGCAAAAACTTTGTTGGCTGCTGCTGTGGTCACTCCTATGCCACCAGATGCAACTGGCAAAGGAGCATCGAGGCCAGAGATTAAACCTCCAGTGATGTTCACATTGTCAGAGTTTTGAGATGCAATCGTGCCAAGTTCTTGCCTTGGGGCCAATGCCAGCAATTCAAGCGCTTGTGCCAGTCCTGGTATAGCATCCAATGCCTGCTGCACTTTGGCATTGAGCACAGCGTCATCGACTGCGGTGTCCTGTGCCAATGCACTTAGCTGTGCAAGTGCTTCGTTTGCTGTGGCTGCTGCCGTGTCTGCCTGATACTCAAAATCAGTTCCGACAATTACTTGCAACTCGTCGACAGTAGAAAACAATAATTCAAACTGCCTGATTTGTTGCTGATCTGTTAAAAATGCCGCGAGTTGATCTCGCGTCAGGTTTAGTCTTCGGGAAACAGGTGCGGTTGCCATTAGTACACCAATGCCTCGATCTGGGCTTCAAGAC